CCCAGCAATGGTCTCTTTGCTGGTCTTATAATAGCAAGTACCATAGCAAGTTGATCTATAGATCTAGGTTGCATCTGGGCAACTATATCATAATGGTCGTGTATATGGAATAACTGTTGTACTATTTCTTTATGTAATAACAAATCCCAATCTGGGTCTCTTTCTAATAATTTATTTAAATGTGCTTCATTTTTAACGTATTCATAAATGTTTACATTAAGTAAATCTATTTTAAAATAACCTAAATCTTCTGCTTCTTTATAATTTATAGTACTTAAATTAGTACTAGGATCATGAGGCATATCGTGGAAATAAACACCTGTATTATGTTTTTTTACTGTATCTGTTATAATACTCGCCGGTATGTGTTTTAACTTAACCAACACATCTTCTCTATTTTTTAAGTCGATATCAATATCAGTCATATTTTACATGTATTATCTATTATTTCTAATTCATTTAATGATGCAGGATACTTCTTTAATTTATGTTTCCACGTATTAACATTAATGTGATTAACTACTAATTCTAATTCTCGTTCATTTAATCTATCCACCATCCGCTGACCAGCATTAGTACCATAAATAATCCAAGGGCTAATACGTCCGGTGATGATAAAATGAGTTGCCATACTCGCGGATACTTTGTCAAAAAATTCTGTCCAATGTTTATTATTTTCATTACTCCATTCCTCTGCTAGTAATATGACAGATTCTACTGCCCTCTTAGGATCTTCTTTTAATGAATATAATTTAATAAATTCTTCTAATACAAAGCTCTTTGGCCAATCTTTTATCTTAACGCCTTGAACCATAACAAATTTCATAAACTCTTGTTGCTGATCTTTTGGCAATTTAAGTTCTGTAAGGTACTTTCCGAATGTATAAAATCCGTTGTATTCGGGAGAATTAATAAATTTATCTAATGGCGGTTTTTCGCCATAAATATTGCCAGGCATACATGTTTTATGAAATACACAAAATGCTTCAAATGCCATTCTATTTGGCAATTCATTTTTTGTATTAAAACGATGTTTTTGTTGGCACATGTGAACAGCAAGAGTACGTTCACGTTTAAATGATTTTTGACAAAATTTACACTTAAAAGATTCGTCCAATTTCTTTATCTGTAAGTCCTTGTTGAGTAGCATAGTCTTTGAGTTCATCTATTGTATTTAATTCTATAAGGGTATCTAATTCACTATCTTTTAAATTAAGAAATGCTTTTGCTAGCCAAGTTTTAATTTTAGGTTTTTCTTTACGTTTACCTGGTTTAATCCAAGGATGAAATTGTTTCTTACCTATACCACATAATGATATTAACAACCACTGTAATTCTTTATGTTTTGTTAAATCGTTAAAATTAACATTTACAAGATCATTAACCATTTCTAAATAATGATCTCTAAATATAGGGCCGTCAACACTCGAAGCATATCGCATATAAAGCCATGCACTAAACTTTTTTTGTTGCTCAGCATCTAAGTTATTATAAAATGTTTTGTTTCGTTTGTCAATTGCTAAACAAACATCTTTTAAAGGAACGCTAGACATTTAAATCCATATTTGTTCGATGCGTAATATATCAGGAACTTTATTAATTTCTTTTACAAAATATGCACATGTTGGTTTTGGTTTCTCTTCTAACGGTATTGTTAAAATATGTCCAGGTTTTAATTTAGGAAAAAACCATTTAGTTTCTGAAAATATATTTTCTATCCCAATTGGTAAAAATTGAGGCATAATATCAGTAAGTGGATTAAAACAAAATGCTTTAAAATTTCTATCATTTAATGTCATTAATGGCATTATTTCTGCATCTCCAATATCAGGTTCGCTAATAATTAGACTCCAGTCTAATGGTATGTTAAGTTGATGTTCGCCTATCCGACATACAGCGGCTGGTGCATTAAATGATTCTAAGAATACCAAAGGCATAAAAATATAATCTGCGTCATTAGGATCGGTGTAATCCAACACAGAATAACGTATATCATCTATTTCTTCTGGTACGTTATCTAATTCATAAGGTAGGTTATCTAATGTTAATACTTTCATATTGTAACTTTTTCTATTGTAAACGGATATTTTGCTTCCGTATAAAACTTTTTGCGTTTGGTTAAATGTCGTTTACTAAACTTTGCCGAGGATGTAATGTCCCATACTTTTACAAAGTCTTTATCTTGTGCTTTTCGAATGCCTCGCCCAATTGATTGGATGACTCGTACAAAGCTCTTTCCGGGTTCAACGAGGACCAAATTGAATATCCTAGGAATATTGATGCCAATAGATGCAACCCCATAAGTAGCGACAATGATTTTGTTGTCAGAATCTTGTACTTCGCTGTATTGTTCTCGTCTATCTGTTGATTTAACTGATCCAGATATAAATACGCTCTCATCGCCCAACCTTTCTTGAAGCATTTGTCCTGCCTTAATACGGTCTACTAAAATTAAAGTATTTCCATTTTTTACTATATCTTTAAATAGACCAGAAAGATAGTCTATCCTATCTTCGTTAGTTGTTAAGTAGGTAAGTTCGGATTGATAATTAGGATATGCAACAGTATCCTGTACTTGTATAATATTTATTTCACAGTTTGCAAGAACTTCTTGCTCTTGTAAATCTGATGCACTTAATCTGTTTATTACATCGCCTAATGACACTTTTAAACTAGCATACTGCCAATCTTCTTTTGGTATAGTACCAGTAAGCCCCCAACGTATAGGTATTGTAGCAAAAGGCCCTGTTAATAGTTTACGGAGTACATCTGCTTTAGCCATATGTACTTCATCGACCATTAAACAAACTACGTCTTTAGCAAATGTTTTAAGGCCCATATCAATTTCGCCATCTTTGAATCGTTTGTCCATTGAATTAAGGCTCTGCCAGGTGCATATCGTATGAGTTTTACCAATATCCTTTCTATCCCCAAAGAATACCCCGACATCGAGCCCCAAGTTCTTATAGTCATCTTCCGTTTGTGTAACAAGGTCTTTATTAGGTACAATAACTATACTACGCCCATATTGCTCTACAGAGTAACTTAAAGTAGCCGTAATTAACGTTTTACCTGCTCCTGTAGCAATCTCCTGTAGGCATTGTGGTTCTGCTAAAAACTGATTTATAACATCAACTTGATAGTCTCTAAGTGTAATATTTTGCCCTTCATGTGTATGACTCTTAGGCCATGTTAATTTACCATGTATGGTGCTTGTAACTTCATCAAAATTAAATGTTTGATTCTTTCGTTTATCTTTAAGTTTAATATCATATTTTTCATTAAGTATAGGAATAATTTCATCTAATAAATTAAGATAAGTAACTCCCCCCATACTAAAGAAGGAAACACATCCATCCCATCGTCCTAATTTATACGCAGGTACATGATATGCATGTGGTAAAAAGTACTTAAACTTTTTTTCTAATTGCCTTCTTGTAATTAGATCAAGATCATGTATCTTTACATTTACTTCATCTTTTATTTCAATCAAACATTCTGTCATTCGGTCATAAAAAAAGGAGTTCAAAGAACTCCTTTTTTGTTAAAGTGTTAATAATAATTAATTGCGTTTCATGCAAGTTGATTCTGCCAATCTCATCCAACGCTCAGGCGCCATCTTCTTAAGATCTGCAATTTTGTTTACCATTCTCAAGCTCATTTCACGCAACTTTTCTTTATTCTCTTCCATGTAATTAATGAGCCCTACTTCTTCGTCTTTACTAAAATTATACTTCTTAAGCATTCCGTCTCCAACAATCTGCTTTACACGGAGCAACTTGTCATGCATTGTATCAAGTGTCAAGTCCAAGTAATGGCATCTTGAAAGGATTGCTTCTAAGTGATCTTTAAGTTTACCTTTCTTAACATTATCGAACTTTAAGTTTGTAATAAAAACAACTGATCCGCAAAATTCAAATTTCTCTGGAACACCTTCTCTGCGTAATGCTGAACTCTCTGTGTTCCAACTAATCATTCGCTTGCTACTGGAATCAAGTGCCGCCTTCAACAAGTTCAAACTAACTTCATCCCAAAGGATGCTATCACAGTCATCAAGTACCAACACGCTTCCTGGATCTGCATACCTGTAAAGTAACTGGTACAATCCAATTGCACTTGCCGCACCTTTTTCGGTTCCATACTTGAGTGGCTTATCAGCAAGTTTATCAAACATGCTATTCTTTTCAATTACTTTTTCAACACCAAAACTTTTTCCAATTCCGGGAGGTCCTGTTACAATCATCCCACGTACTACACCATCAATGGACCCCTGTGTCATTTCATCTAAAATCTCAAAACGTTCAGCAATTTCTTTAATACGCTCTTCGTCGGATTTTTCTTCTTTAACTATTACTGGAGTTTTAACTGTTTCTTCTTTTGAATTCTCTTCTACTTGAGCTTGGAAGGAATTAACAACTTCGTAATCATTCTTGCTAACGAGCTTAATGCGGATTTCACGATCTGGAAAACCTGGAACATGGGCTCCATCTACTGTAATAAATCCACCATTCTTACCAACATTAAATCCTTTTACTAACGGAAAAGTTAAACCTTCAACTGGTTTTCCACCGTATTCTCCGTTGTGTACTTTTGCATTTACTTGCATAGCGTTTCCTTGCTTTGGGTTAATGTTTGCTTTCTTATTCATCATACAACTATTATACGATCTAGCACCCAAAAGGTCAACCTTTTTCTTCATTTTCTGGCCTTTTTTCTTCTTTTTTTCTATCTTTTTTCATTTCTTCGACCAATTCTATTAAACTTTTAACAGTTTTTGCTTCTTTTTCTTTCCTTTTTTGTTCAGGTAACCATACTCTGTAAAAATAATCTTCTGTGCTTCCCATTAAAGACCGATATCCTCCAATCCTGCTACTCGCAGTTTAACAATATTATTAATTTGAAATTGTTTTGCGTCTAAGGCTTTTATAAGACCATGAAAGCGATTTCTTAATAATGCAAACTCATTGATTAAATGTTGAAAGTCGGCTATGTCATCTTCCCCATCAACATATTTTTCCGCATCTCTAGAACTTAATGCTTTGTTATAATGTTCAGTAAATTTTCTAAAAACGAAGGA